GACGATGCCCTCGGATGGGAATTTTGCAATTGGATTAATGTCATGATCATACAACTTGTCTCTGTCTGAGGATGTCACTCTTTCTACAACATCCGTTACTGTGAGGCCTGCGCCGCCTGATTTTAGGCCGCCGCGGTTGAAACCAGCTGGAGCGTACCAAAGCTCAGATAGTGCTTCGGAATTCCCGAATGTGCCAAGCGCTATGACAGAAGGCGGAACATACAACAACCTACTTGTTTTTGGATCCTCAACCTGTACCCATGGATAATAGGCGCAGGCATAGCTAGTATCGATAGTCCTGGCCGCTTTATTGGATGTGGTGGTGGACACTGAACCCAAACGGTCCGAGAAAGTATCCTTGTTTTCCGTCGACGGCACATAGCCGCCGTCCAAATCGATGATGGCCAGCGCATCTGCTCTGGTTTCGCACGTAGAAATCATCTTGTTAGTAATGTCGTTCTGAGTAATACCTGGTATCGTCATAAGGTTGTATTCCAAAACTTCTGCATCGGCAATCGAATCTAGCGCCTTATCAATACTATTGTAAGAATAGCTAGTAAGGTTTGTTGGAGATGACCACTGAGAATTCCTGAAAGGCTCTTTCTCTGTGATGTCAAGTCCATCGTGTCCGCCGTACATAGGTGCCCAGAACTGTCGTAGCCCCTCGTCGAGCACCATGGCATAATCATCATTAACAGCGCTAATAGAGGTTCCTGCTGCTCTAGAGCCAGATAGGTCATAGAACGGACCAACTCCGGAAGCCCCTGAAAGGTTATCAAGCGAGAATACCCACTGATACTCTGTACCAGCTGGCGCGCCGGTGAGGGTGTCAAATCTACCCCTTGCAGTGCTGCCGAACGGCAAGCCGATATTGTATTCGCCATATCCTTGATCGGGGGAAGGGGAAGCGGCTGAAATGCGATGGTCTACTCCAAAATAGGCAGCTGCTCCCAGTCCCGAAAAGCCCTCATCAGAGTTTCCCCTGACTGCAGTGGCCGGGAAGACCCAAGAGCCGGAGAAGTCGGGTCCGCTGGAGGCTCTTAGGAAGATGGCGCCGCTAGTATGACTAGCGTGGTGTTGCGCAATATTTCCCGTGCCCCAAAGGACATAACCATTTGTCGGGGTGCCGGCGAGAACTGTGGCAGTCGTTGTTTGTCCTTGCAAATTACTGGTTCTGGACCAGTCGCCGCCAGAGAAATTACCAAATGTAGCGTCTGTGCCTTTGGCGGTGGGTGTTATAGTGGTATTTCCTGCGGCACCTGCTACATCTTGTGTAAGTGTTACTACCGCATCTGCGCTTGTAGCTGTTATAGTAGCTGCACAAGTGCTAGTTGCGTCATTTATAGCGGCGGCAATCTTTACAGCAGCAGCGTTGTTGCCTGCGGATCCGCCAGCAGCTGCTGCTCCTGCCAACCCTACTTTATTATCAGCAACTAAATCATCGCCCGTTTCAATAGTAAATGTATGTGCAGTTCCTGCGGTATCTGTTATAATAAATGTCTGCTCATCGGTAAAATGAGTTACTTCGTCTACTGTTATCGTTGCGGTTGCTGCGACGACCCCGGGGTCGTCGCTGGCAAACCAAGAAAACCCTACAGATCTGATTGGGCCGGTTACGCCAAACGGCACAGCGCTTTGGTTAAAAGAAATCTTATCATTCATCTCAATGCGAACATATTGGGACTTATTCCCATATACGACATCTGCATCGTCGGGACCTTCGGCTGTATGCTTCTTGTTGGCATAACTCCAAGTATAAAGCTTGTTCCCTATCTTTTTCTCAACATAATCTTTGGAATTCTTATTAAGCGTACACCCAGTAAATCTCTCCAAGGCGGTCGAATCAACAGTAGTCGACTTTGCATCAGCAGGGTATACTGCCACGGTGAAAGTACCCCATGAAGTAGAGGTTGTTGCCGCCCGTATGTCCTCAATGGCGATTTTAATGTTTGAGTTTGGCCATGCGCCGTAATCTAGAGCGTGGAACTTAAACAGTCTCTGCGGCCCTGAAGACTCGGCGATAAATGACCCTGTTGGGCCAAAATCTTGTGAAAAGAACCAGCCTGTTTGTGAGTTCGTAGCCGGGGCTTTTCGATCATGATATCCGGCTGCAGATGCACTCATTAGGGGGAGGATCATTCCCCATTGCTCTCCGGCGCCGCCGGTGCAATAGGTTTGAGTCGCCCTTTCAAATGTCTCGCCAAGCCAATATTTGTGCTCATAGTCGGAGAGAGACGAAGTATCTGTAATTTCTGTGTTTGTCATGGCAGGAGAAGTGTTGAACATGTTTCTTGACCAGCTTGTCGCAGAACTGTCACCAAAATTTGCACTTCCGAATTCCTTAGCTAGGGTCTTGCCATTCCATAAACTGAGCTTGAACACATTTGCTGCTGTACTACCATAAGACTTAATAAGGCAGCCGGCAGCGCTTACTTGGTTGCCATCAACATCAGCACCCGATAAAGTAAGAACGGATCCGCTGTCGACATACCATATGGCGGACAGCGTACCGGTGTTGTGTGAGGTCGCAGAGCCAGAATCAATAATAAAGAGCCCAAAAGCACCGCCGTTGGTGTTGTTGGTGCTCGATGAGACGGGATCCTTAGTTGTAGTCCACCCTGCTAGGCCGGATGTGCCGGCGGAAGAGTGCTCCTCACCGAGAAGACGGACAATAGTTGCCGGAGCGGTGCCTGCATTCAGCCATGCTTTTGCGGCATATGAGGCGTATGTCGGGCCGTCCGGGATACCAGCTCTCCACTTATCGGTGGTGGTGTCCTCACCTGGGACGGGATCTCCAAAAATATTAATAAACTCAGAATAAGAATTAACTTGGACCGGTATCATGCCCGGCCCCTTTGATGTTCTTCCTATAATAACGGGCCCGATGATTGGAGGAGCCTCAAAGGTGAGAGACTCGTCTATTTCACTAAGAAATATTCCAGGCGAGATGAATGTAAATTTGGATGCTGACATTTAGCTGTCTCCTTAAGTATAACTGCACTCTTTATGCTTTTCTCTTTAATAAATAGTATTTTGTTTTCCGAAAGCCACAACAAGATTGGATAATGCCCAATTAAGTTTAGAGGGGGCGCAATGAATAACTGCACTTATTGGCGCCTATAATCTTGTTAGTCGATTGCATAGTTTATTGTTGCCTCATGTATTGCGGGTCCTTCTTCGCCAGTCTCTTCTGTTGAGTTCCAGAAGAGACTGTTGTCAGTCTCGCCACCACCCTCAGAATCGACACCAGTTGATGTAGCGGCCCCCTCTGCGGCTGCCTCTCCGGAATCAGCGTCTGGATTTAAATATGGATTATCTGGCTCGCTTGGGTCTTCAATCGCCATCGATGGCTCGGAAAGTGACGCGGGTTCAGTTAGTTGAATTACAGTTACCGCCCCTTCTCGGATTGCAATCTTTGGCCTTTCTTCGTTACTATCAGATCCCAATATGTATCCTAGGATTTTTGCATCTATAGATGTCTCATATATTCTTTCATCCTGTCCCATACCTGTGACATTGTTTGCTTGGCCGAAGGATCCCTGTATAAATCCTTCAAATTTATGGCCATCATGTCCAATAAAAAAGTTATCAATCTGTCCTGTTCTGGCGATAAAAGGCGTTAATATTTCATTAACTTGCTGTTGATATTGTGCCTTTATGCTGATCCTATACATCAAAGTTATGTATGTTGGAACCGGCATTGTTATTGTCTCATATACAGTCAAATCCTTGCTGGATGGGAAGTTATAGTCCCTATTTTTATCGAACGAATGAGCGCTTTTAAATTCTGATGTCTTCATCTGCCCTATTCTTCTTGCTACGGTAAGGGCGCCGCCTCGTGGATCGTTTTCGTTTGGTATGTGTGCCCACGCAATACCTTTAAAATTTGAATCTTTTGCAACTGACTCCCTGGAGACCACTATCATAGGAAGCTTAAGTACGCCGCTTGAATCTCGAAGATCCTTGTTGTCCTTTATCTGGTGGGATCTTTCTGTTCCCGCCCATATCACTGGAACTTTTTTCCAGCCTTTATTGGTTGTCGCGAAGATGTCCAATTTTTCATCGAGCCACTTAAATAGCGCGTGGTCTATTGTCTCAAGCGTAGATGGCATGAGATCGATCTCTTTCAATATTGCTGGTGGTGACACTCTAGCTGGCATCAAACAGTCCCTCCCTTGCTCTGCTGCACTTGGCCGTAATTTCAAGCTTGTGATCCGTTTGCCCGAAAAGCTGTCTAGGTTCGGACAGCGACATTATCTCATAATATATATCTCCGTATAACACGAAATCACCCTCTCTCACATAAAGATCTTGATCCTCCGTGAGTCTTCTTTTGTGAAAATGAATTGATATCGAAGACATTTTATCTAACCCAATCGCTTCATTGTTTACGGTCTCAATGCCCTCCCAAGATACAAGAGCATAAACTCTCACAGGAGGAAGGAATGTTTTTTCTATAGCTTCGCCATAAAGTTCATGATAGTTTGTTGCCGCTACATCAATTGGATAATAAACCACAGTTTGTCCAATGACACTCTCAATAAGCTCATCATTAACCTGCTTAACAAGGTCTCTTTCTTTCTTGCCCAAAAACAGCGGCGGGGGAGGTGCTGATGGTTGGCTCCATTCATTGCTCATGTCTCACCTCCTATCCTTGATAAATTAATAACGGTATATCTTCAAGAACTTGACTGGTTGCGGCTACCATTGCAGCATCTTTCTCCGCAAGTGCTCGGTATGTCATTTCATCAAGTATTGTTTTTAACTCTTCCTTAAGCGCCTGCATTTCACTATTGGACATGTTAGACAAATCGGCAGCGTTTAGCGTTACTGCTTCGCCCGGAATCGGTATTGATCCAAATTTTCCCCTAACTTGCGACAACATTCCCATCGCAAGAGCCAAAGCGTATCGACGAATCCAATGTTTCCCTATGGCATTAATATTTTGATAAGGGATATTATCAAAAGGCAAAGTGTTAACATTATTTATGCCGTCCACACCAAACTTTCTATCACTATCTTCGGTCCAGCCATCCTTCTCAACAGTAAACTGAACCCACATATAGCCAGGAAAAGTTCCATCAGGAACAGGAAAAACCCTAAGCTTGTTGTTATAAAGTTCATAAGAATAGTGAGACAACCTTGTCCACATGTGATCCTCGTAGGCCATGGCTTGAAGTTTATTGTGCCAAGCTGGGATTATCTCAAATGTTGTATCATCCGAGAATTGACCATAGTAGTTTAGGTTTCCAACAACATTGAGGCCACCATAGTATCCATAAAAACGCCACACAGAAGCAGGAGTCCTGTAAAAAACCCTTCTAATGGTCACCTTCTTGTTGCCAACCATGCCAGCGAAATCTGGGGTGTCTCCTGTTGCCGGGTCAGTTCCTCCGGATTTTGCAGAACTCGATATAATTGTTTGTAAATCATAATCCTGCTGACTTGTTGTTAAAGAAAATGATGCTGAATACATGGTGGTGGCGCCACCTACGCCTGCCTCCTTAGACATCCCATCCCCTATTCTCTTGGCATATCTAAATTCAAAGCGAGGATAAGAAAGATTAACTGCCGATCCACTGGCATCTCCTCCCGTCATTTGACCATTGTGATCAAAAGTGCCGGTTGACATACCGAGAAGATCGGAAAGAACATTCTTGGCCTGATGGATATTAATCTGATAGGAATATTCTAGAACAGCTTCTTCGTATGCCGAATATACATTTCCAACAGTAAGTTCTATATCTAGTACATCGCCACCCAACTTCTTATAGGTGTAAGCCACTTGATCTGCGGCGCCGCTGATGAAATTAGTATCATACAGAGCCGAATCAGTATCAACATACATGCCAAGTGCATAATTGCTAGTATTTCCAGCGCCATTTCCAGTTGCAGTTACGCTTCCTGTCGATGTCAGAACAACAGTGCTGGTTTGGCTAGTTGGTGTTAAAGTTGGTACAGCCATTCACAGAGTTCTCCTTGCTTCTATTCAGTAGTAAGTAGTTTACTCTACTGTCTT